GTAAAACACAGCGCCTTTGGTGCGCATGGCGGTGTAAGCAGTGGTATTCAGGTTTTCGGCGACAATGCCAGGCAGCTTTTTGAATTCGCCAGTGATGGTCGAATCCGCAGCCGAAAAGTTTACGCGGCTGAATACGGCAGCCAGTTCGAAGCCAGCATAAGGCGCAGTTGCGTGGCTCTCGACGAACATGCGGCGTGTGCCCTGGGCAACGGCACGTGACACAATATCGACGGTGATCGAAGGATCTCGGACGTTCGAATCGTTGCTGGTGTAGGCGAAGAATCGGCCGGCAGCGTCAGCAGCAGCTGCTACAGCCAGAACATCAGTAATGGTTGCTCGAATCGAGGTGCCGAAGTCGAACCAGTAGAACCAGATGTTCTTGTTGATGGCATCGTTAAAGGACTGAACTGCAGTCTGGCCGGTGATTCGGCGATAGATGCGCAGCGACAGCGGCTTGGGCAGTGCGCTGAACCATGCCAGTGCAGCCTTGTAAGGATCGCTGGTGATTGCGAAGTCAACAGCTACCTCGGCTGCGCTTGCGTAATCGCGATAGCTGCCCTCGGTAAATGCGGTCACAGTGGTCGAAGTGGAGTCGGCGAAGATCATACCAGCGCCGAAGTTGGACACACCGAGGCCCGAGGCGCTCAGGTATGTCACGATGTTGATGATATTGTCAGCCTGGTAAGCCATTAACTTTCCCCTGGATTAGAGTGCGCTCGGACTCATCCGATACCGCGTATTCTACTTGATAAACGCGATTCACTCTATCCTCAACTACATCCTGGGCGTAGAGGTATAGGGTTAGCTGGGCTCGCTCCTCCATACTGGCCGATTGCAGACCAGTCAGGTTGTTGACGGGGGAGGCACGCTGCCAGCCTAAACCCGCTTGGCGCATTACCGCTTGCACCGGGAAACGTCGATGTGCCTCGAGCAAAGAGGTGGCGCAACCCATGGCGCCGTTTCGGTAGAAATTGACTGAAAACGACAAAACAAGCTGAGTAGCCGTGCGATCCAGCAGATCCATCAGCGCGCTATTGTCCTCGGCCGCCACGTCTGACTGCGATTTCATTGCCTGACCGAACACCTCTGGATTCTGCAGGCGGATCGCGCAATAACTGCCAGCAGGGGAACCCGCATCAGGGTCGCCAACGATTACCTTGTCAGCAGCAAGCCCAGTGGCTGCCATGACGAATTTGCACATGGCCACCTCAAGCGCGGATTGGTCAATCATTGCACCACCTTGCGCATCAGGTTCTCGATCTCGGAAGGGTCCAGGCGTACCACAGTGGCACGGCAAAAGTTGCGCCATGGCCGAAAATCAGTATTGACCGACTTCCAGTAGGTCTCTTCGGTCACGCCGTCCGAGAATATTAGCAGGTCCGCCAGGTTGTCCGGCACAGAAACTAGAATGCCCTTGCCGTCATTGCGATGCACGATGCGTACGTCATTGACACGTTCGGCACCTATGCCTAAAAACTCTATTTCTCGGTCGCTGGCCGGCTGAATATTGGCGTTGAAGGAATCGTCGTACTCAAGTGCCAGCGCCGACTTGTGATCAATGTAACGGGCCGCATACCGCTCCAGTCGCACCTGATGCGTCACAAAGTCGCCAGACACGTGGCCCATCATGTTCAGGCTCATCAGCTGATGCTCGACAGAGCAGATTCAGTCCATTCGCCTGGAACGCCCTGGAGGCGGTAGCAGAAGCCTTTGAATGACTGGCCGGTACGCTCGCTAATGGCTTGGCCGTCTTCGGCGTATTCATTGACCGAGCCGACGATATGCACGCCATTCAGCTGGGGCGCGAGTCGGCTAGTCAGGAATACCTTTTGGCCTACTTTGTATTTGCTCAATTGCCACCCCTGAAGAATTTCTTGACGGTGTTGATGATTTTACCGAGACGACCAGAGCCTGCCCAGCCAGAGGTATCAATACCTTCCTCGACGGGTGTGCTGTTGTCGACTATCTCGTAGTTGATGCTTTGCCGTAATGCACCGGTATCGATGAGGGGCTTGCTGCTGCCCTTCTTGGCGATTGTGTAAGGGGCGTTCGGCGGCACATGCACCGAGTCAATCTCCTGCTGCACAAGGGTTACACCAAGGTTGCCCATGCGGTGTAGCAGGCGGCTCATAGGCTGAGTGCCTTGGATAATGTCCGGCAAATCGATTTCGGCTAGGCGCGTGAACTTCGGCGCCCCCTTGTTGATCGCTGGATGCAAGAAGGGGCGAGCAGGAATCCTACCATCAGCGCTTCCGAATTCGTTGACTGCAGCGATGCTGGCCATGGTCTGAGGTGTCTCGCCTTCCTTAGCTGAGTGCATTCCCGCCGATGCAGGCACGCCGACTAGCACCTCGAACTCTTGACTCAAGAAGCGATCCTTGAGCGCCTGCAGAGCGCGATCGACTTCCTGCTTGCCGATAGTGGTTACCGTTGGCTGAATCATACGCAGACCGCGCCCATGCCGGTGCGCATGCGCAGGTGCAGGAACTCAATGCCGTAGGGTGTCAGCGACAGCAGATATTCCCAGCCGGTCAGGCCTTCAAGATAACCCGGGGATGCGTAGGAGGCCGATTCATCGCGCACGCTCTTGCCGGTCTGGATCAGAGGAGTAGAGGCGCTGCCGACAGTGCCGGTAGCATCGGTTGCGGCCTGAGTAGCTGTCAGATTATGCGCGGCCAGGGCGAACAGGCCGCGCTGAAAAATGCTGTAGGCGGGCAGGTACGAACCCCAGTTGCCGCCCATCTCGCCCAGCGCGATATTCAGCGCCTTGCGTACCTTGGCATCTGACCATTTCGCGAGCGTGAACTCTTCGTAGAATTCTCGAAAATCGGTGATGATCTCGGGCGTGATTACCAGCGGGGTGGCCACGGTTACCGGGATGTATGGAGCATAGAGATAGAGCATCGGGAGCGCCCCAGGAATGGATGCAGGCATTATAGCAAAATCCCGGCACTAGGCCGGGATTGTGTTTGACGCCATCAGTCGATTACTTCTTGAGCTTGGCTTCGGCAGCCTCGGCGCGCAGCGTGAGATCTGCTACGACGCCCTGCAGCTCCTCGACCTTAGCTTTCAGCGCGGCAGTGGTGACGTCGCTGTCATCCAACTGCGCCTGCAGCTCCTTTGCATCTTTGCCAGTTACCAGCCAGCCAGCTTTGAAGAACATGTCGTCCTTCAGGGTGGACTCATCAAAGTCCTCCCGACTCTCACCAGCACCCAGCATGCTGCCATCAGGCAGGCTTACTGGGTTCTTGCTTGCGTTCGTTACGATGCCCATGATATTCCCCTTAGAGCCCGTCCACGTACAATTGGCTTGCGGGCATACGGATTTCGGTACCGCCAGTCCGCACGATGCCCGCACCCTGCCATGTGATGTTGTTCGCGGTGCCTGGAGGCTGCATTTCGAACGGCATCGGCAAGTGGAACTTCACGTAGTCTTCGTCGCGGGTGTAGATCATGGCGCGGTTGGTACCGCCAGCGCCTGCACCTTGCAGCTGAAGCAGAGGCACGAAGGTCACGCCGCGAGCACCGATCACGCGTTCCAGGTACGAAAGGTAAGTTTCGCTGGTGTTGGGGATACGAACGGCGGACAGCTTGCCGAAAGTGATCGGGTCCAACAGGATGTGCGTTGGCATGAAGTTGGTGTTGGTCTGGGTCACGTAAACGCGCTGGTACGCGTTGTTGAACAGGCGCAACAGGGTGTCAGCCACGACGTTTGGATCGGTGCCGGCCAAGATCTGGTCGATTGTCTGGTTGCTGTTACCGGTCAGCGTGCCGGTCGAAACGACAGGAACGGTAGGGTAGTTCAGCAGGCCCGAGCCGATCAAGCCATACTTCTGGTCGCCCAGGTAAGCCAGACGATTCAGGAACAGCTCGGTACCACGGCGAGCGGCCTGCACCTTGGCAGCCAGCAGATCGATGGCGCCAACACCGTTGCCGATCTGAGCCAGGGTGCGAGCCTTCTCTAGCTCGATCAGGCTGTACTCGTAGCCGAGCGAGTAGGTCTCGACCTTAACCAGACCGTTACCGTACGCCAGGCTAACCAGCGGGAAGTCGTTCGACTTGTCGCCCAGTGGCGCAGGCTCACCAGCCCAGTCAAGAGTCTGGAACGCGATACCTTCCACGCCTTCTGGAGCGCTGGTGTCGACCGGGATGATAGTCGGGTAGGTGATCTGAGGGTAAGGCTGCTCAAACACCTTGCTTTGGATGTAGGTCAGCTGCGAGTACAGGAAACCTGCAGTTGCGCGGACTTGTGCGTCACGAGTATACATAGTTCAGGTTCCCTTAAGCTGCGATAGCGCGTTCGCCTTTGACGCACATGATAGCCAGCTCGCCAGCAGCGGCGGGGCTATCAAAGTAGCATCCAGGCAGGAGGATGTTGCCGGTAACGACGTTGGTCAGCTCACCAGTGGCAGGCACGGCGTAGACTTGCTGGCCGCGAGTCGCGCCGCCAATGGTACGCACCCAGATGAAGCCGTAGGCAACGCGCGAAACGGTACGACCAGCGACATAGCCGCCAGCGCCTGCGAAGTTGCCGGTAGCCAGAGGGTCGATGGTCAGCGCGGTCGCGATGCTCAGGCGCATCGAGATGCCCAAGAACAGGCCACCACCAGCAGCAGGAAGTACGGCGCCCATCTGGCTGGTACCGGTGTTGCCAGCGTACATAGCGCGACCGAACGGAATGGACACATCAGCGACGGAGGTCCGAATGTCGGCCATCGACTCATCGCGGATCTGACCTTCCAGGGCTACCCGCTGATAGGTGGGAAAGGTATCGAATGCAGTAGCCATTATTTAGCTCCCTGGTGCTTGTGTGGATGCAAAAACTTGTTGTAGGCGGCGCTCGAGTCGCTGGTCTTGGTGCCGTGCGGAGCGGCATCCATCAGCTTAGCGGAGTCCTTGCCCAGGCCAGCCAGGGTCGCGCGGGCGTCCTTGGTCATGTCCTTTTTCTTGTCGTCATCATCTTCTTCGTCATCATCCTTATCGGATTCAGCGTCGAAAGCGGCCTCGACATAACGCTCATCCTTGGCAGCCCAATCCCGGGTTGGGAACTTGGCAGCCATGCAGGCGCGCTTGATATCGATCAGGCTGGTAGAGCCCTTGGCATCGAAGCCTTTGACGATCTTGCCAGCAGCAGCAGTGGTAGCCACGACAGCCGAGATGCGCGAGGCGATGGCGGAGTCGCTGGTTTCTTTCTTCAGCTCCTCTTTCGCTTCCTCGAGCTTGTCGACCTCGGCATCACGAGCGGCCAACTTAACGTTGAGCGACTTGATGGCTTCGGCGGCATCGGACAATGCGGCATCTTTGGTACGGATAGCGGACTCAACGACACCAGCTGCGTCATCGTCAAGGGTAACCGCTAGATTGCTCTTGGAATCCAAGACGACTTTGCGGGTCATGTGTGCACCTTTTGGTTTACGGTCAAAAATGCGCGCCTGTTTGCCGGCCCGCGCTGCTTCTACGATGGCGACGTGATTGATCACGATGCCGGTTTGCTCGAATTCGTAAGGCGTGCCATCAGGGGCGATGCCCATCTTTGGCGTGTATTCAGCTAGGTAGCCAGGCGAGAGTTCAGCCTTGCCCGATTGCACGTCATTGATGGCCGACTGATCCTTAATAATCATGGCTACTTCGACTTGGCCATCATCGGCTTTCCGACCATACTGCACATGGCCGACTGAGTGATCGCGGAATGTCTCGGAGCTGATTAGGTCGCTCGGGTGATTGTTCGTCACGCACTTGTCGGTGTACGACGCCAGGCTGTCCGGATCGAACACGGACTCAGGCGGGCGATACACATTCACCATGCGTTGCGGGCCGGGCAGATCCAGTTCGGTCGACAGGTACTGATAAACCCCTGTGCGTGCCGCAATACCCTTGACGCGCAAAAACCCTTCCGGCGTGATAGTGCGGGAAGTAGGAGTGAACGCGGCGTCAAATACGTGTTTAGTCATGGTCGCTATGATACCTTATTTCCGTCTTCGGGAAAATAATTGACGCCTTCAAACAGGCTAAGTGCTACACAGCGGCAGCCTGGGTGATGTTTGCCGGGATGCAGGTCATCTTGCCCAGCCCAACTCGCCCCAGCCTTGACCGTATAAACCCCTTTGCCAAAACCGATATCCCTGCGCGCAATGCCCCAACAGGAGATTTTTGCGTGCGGATATCTGCCGGTTGGATTTCCGGATACACGCTCATCATTGGCATCCTGAGACTTGTAGAAGTCGATTCCCGAATCCATCTGGCGCTTGCGTGTCAGGTCGGAGTTCACCTTAGCCATCTGATCGCGCGCAATGAATTTGGCGCGCTCATAGTGCTACCGGTTTCTTCCTGAATCTGCTTAGCGATAGCGGTAGGGGCTAGGCCACTTTTCATGCCGCCCAGCACCAGGGATTCGATCTTCTCGAAATACTGGCTTGGGATGGATTTGATGAGCGCCACATTCTCTGCGACCGCTGCCTCCATGTAGTCGCTGATAACCCGCGGCTTGAAGATGGCATTCATGTTGACGCCGACCGCGGCATTCACCGACTCCTGGAACTCTTTCGCATTTGTGGCCTCGGCGCGACTAATCGTGCTATTAGCCACACGCTCGATTTGCCGCTCAAAAAGCTCCGAGGTAAATCGCCTCGACACGCTACGAATGGCGGAAATGATATCGCTAACCCAGGAGTCAGCGGTGTAGGAGGGCTTGAGCCTCTTCAGTTCCGGCGTGATGACCGCATACAACTCACGCGCCATCAGCCGGATCATAGATTGCATCTGCGCCCGGTAGTAGCGCTCAGCCTCAGCGTCCGGCCGGATTGGCTTCGGTTTGCGCGGCTTTACCCGACGTTTCTGCAAGAGGCTCTGATTCAGTTCCGCCAAGCTCGATAGAGGGGAGGGGGTTGCCTTCGTTGTCGAACTCGCCATTGTCCTGATCCTTCTCCCGCTCGATCTGCTCGTCGATCTGCTCGTCGGTAATGTCGTAGGTGCCACGGGCCTGAGCGCGCTTCATGGCATGGCTTGGGCGGATGATGCCGGCTTCGATGTTCATGCTGTCGGCCTGGGCGTCTGCGAGATCTTGCTGAGCCTGTTCGAGACCGGATGCCTGGAACAACGGATTCCAGTCAAATTCCAGGTCATCAGGAAAGCTGCCGATCGCCGATCGCACAAGCACCTGATCAATCATTTCCAGGTGACGGCGATTAGGACCATCCTGGCGCGCCTTGATGGCGTCGTAGTAGTTATTCAGGTCGCCTTCGCCGGTAGCGCCGAGGCCTTGGGCAGACTGGCCGAACAGCTTAGTGACTGGGATCTGAGCGGCGCCAGATACCCAAACGATGAATTGCTCCATGATCGCGCTGAGACCACCGAACGAAAGGGACTTGCGATCTAGCGTCTCGTCGGCGTCTAGCAGCCCCAGGTTGACGTTCGATTTCATCATACCGAACAGGCGATAGCGGTTAGTGATCGCATCGCTCTGAGGGCTTGCCAAGGC